CTGCAAACACAGATTACCAAGAATACCTTAAGTGGTTAAATGGCGAAGATCCCTACACAGAAAAAGGAACACCCGAAGCTGCTGATTAATTAACCTTTTCTTGCATCTGTCTTGTCATTATCCCCATAGTGACGTAGAGAGGGGATAGGGCTACAATAAGCAGTAATACAAGCACACTTGAAAAAGATAGTGCTCTTAAAATTGCAAATTTAATCATGTTTCAAAAAATCGCTAATATTCTTAGCATAGTTTCATTTGTAATGGTAACTTCTGTTATCGGTGGAGGGTACTTTGGATATAAATATGTAACATCACCACAATTTCAGAACAAAATGATGAATAAAGTATTAGGTAATGTACAAAAACTTATGCCCAAAATGTTAGATAATAAAATACCTAATACAACTGGTAAATCTATACCAATACCATTTAAATAATTGGAAATACGTGAAATAGTAATACCAGAAATAAAAGTTTTTACATATATACCTGCAACTAATGAAAGCCTAAATATACCTTTACCTAATGTTGGTATGCCTGGTTGTGTAAAGACACATAGAGATATATCTTTAAAAAATACACAGATAGTTAATGATGATCCTAATGGTGCGTTTTATACGTGTCCTGATGGTAGTTCTATACCTTCCTACATACCAATAGACTACAACCCTAGAAAACTGGAAATAGTAGAGGAATCTAAACCATCTGGAATAGATACATCTGATCCACCTAAAACAGATACACCAGAAATACCTGATAATAAAGAAAAAGAAGAAATAGTTATACCACCTTGTCCAGATTCTAAATCTGCATTAAGAGTAGGTTCATTTGCTAATGACAAAAAATTAGAAAGAGTAAAGGCTTTTGAAAGAGGTGAAAATGGAATTGATTGTAATATTATCTGGGAACCTGTACCTTTTAGTGAATCATATATCCCATCTATACCTACTATTATTTCAACAAGTGCGATAGCATTGGTAGCGGCCACCTCACCCCTTATACTCAACATAATAAAACCCCTAATTAAAAATTTAATAAAGAAAGTAACTACTAGAAAAAAAAGCTAGTATTAATATATAGCTTGCATAATGTAGGGGTATACCCCATACTATAAAAAAGCTGTTATTGTTTACTATCTAAGGCTATGAGTTTTGAAGAAGAACTAGAAGCAATAGAAAGGGAAGAATGGCTAGCTAAGTTTGATGATCGTCAAGTAATGAACGCTGCAAGAATGTTTCTTGAATGGCTTTATCATTTACCTGATGATTATGAACCAACTACTTATTCAGAATTTAGTTTTTAACTTATGAAGCCTCAACCAGAACAACTACTAAAACAGCTAAAAGATTGGCAAAATAAAAAGAAAGTATGTCAGGAACAAATAGATGCTAGAAAAACAATATTAGAAGGTTATTTTGAAGAAGGTCTTATTATGTCAACATTTTCTATAGAAGGTGTTAAGGCAGAAAGAAGGCGTAAACCTGAAAAATGGTCTTATAGTGATGAATTAGAACAGTTTAAGCAAGAAATGACAAATGCTATAGAATCTAAGGAACAATATGAAAGAGAAGAAGGCATTGCAAAGAAAAAAGAAACACAATATACATGGGCTTTAAGATGAAAACATCAGAACGTGTTATAAATGCACTACAACGTGTGAAAGAGTTACTAGGCTTAGTATCTGATTGGACTAAGCAGCCAAAAGAAGAAGATGCATTATCTGTAGAATTTAATAAAAAAAAGCAACAAATGATAGATGATTTATATGTACAGTTAGGTGCATTATCTGATAAATATATGTTTAGTAACAGAAAAACATTTAGTACAAAAGAATATATAGTTCAATATGATGAGTTAAAGAAAAAAATAACAGATTTAGAAAAATGAACGCACAAAAAAATAAAGGAGATAGGGCAGAAAGAGAAGCCTGTATATATCTAACAGCAGCTACAGGGCATATTGTAGAAAGACGTTTTGGTGCAGGTCAGGATAAAGATAAAGGTGATCTTGTTGGTATTCCTGATACTGTTGTACAGGTATGTGATATGAAAGATAAGAGTGAAGCAGTACTTAGAAAACCTAGAGAAGCAGAACAGCAACGACTAAATGCAAAAGTAGACCATGCTATTACTATGGTCAGGTTTAACAAAAGACCAGGATGTAAAGAAGGTGATAACTGGCGTGTTGTTATGACTATTGAACAGTATGCAAGATTAATAAAATGAAGGTATTGGTAGCCTGTGAATATAGCGGCAAAACTAGAGACAGTTTTATAAGAAATGGACATGATGCCATAAGTTGTGATTTTTTACCTACAGAAAGACCAGGCAAACATTATCAGGGTGATGTAAGAGATATTATTAATGATGGTTTTGATTTAATGGTGGCTCATCCAAGTTGCCAGCACCTTGCGGTATCAGGCAGTAGGCACTTCTGGAGAAAGCAGAAAGAACAGAAAGAAGCATTGGATTTTGTACGTTTACTTATGAACTGCAATATACCTAGATGGTGTATAGAAAATCCTATATCTGTTATAAGTAGTGCAATCAGGCCACCAGATCAGATAATACAGCCTTATGAGTATGGTGACCCTTTTCAGAAATCTACCTGTTTATGGTTGAAAAATTTACCATTACTAAAACCTACAAAAATTGTGGATAAGGGTGAATTTTATATATCTCCTAGTGGTAAAAAATTACCTGCCTGGTATAGCAACAGCAAAAATTGGAAGGATAGAAGCCGTACTTTTAATGGAATATCTGATGCATTTGGAGATCAATGGGGTGATGAAAACAGACTACCTATACCAGTAGAACAACTAAGTTTATTTTAATTACTTGACAGGGGTATACCCATGCTGTACATTTAATATTGTAAACACAACCGAGAGGTTTTCCAAATGACTAGAAACTTTTACAAAACTGCTGATAGTGACTTAGGCATTATCTATTCAAATGCAGAAAATTTTAGAATGAGTCCTTTAGGCATAATAGCTGACTACACTATTGTAGATGCACCAAAAGAACTTAAAAGTGAAATAGGTAAATATAATACGTTTCCTAAAAAACACATGGTAAGAATTACAAACTACAAGGGTAACTAATTATGCAAAACTTTTTAATGATACTTTCAGCTACAGGGTTGTTTTATACAGCCCTCTCATCAACTCTATATGACATGACAGTTACAGATTGTAGTGCAGGTATAGAACTAGCCTGTAAGGAGGTAAACAAGTAATGGGTACTTTATTAAACTTAACTCATGCAGAACTGAAAGAGGTTTATTTATCTCTTACTAAGGGTCAATGGAAAGATTTAGAAGCTAATAAATCAGCAACAGAAAAAGTACAAAAGTATTTAGTAGACGTTGCTATGAACTGTGAATTTAAAATACAGGAGGTAAACAAATGAAAAAACCAAGAAAACAAATCAGAAACTTCGAGAAAAACTTTACTAAGCAAACTATGGAAGAAATTAATGACATTGTCAGAGATTATTTAATTCCTACTTCTATGTGGGATTCTGATAAATATTGCAGTATGTCATGGAAAATTACTGTTGATTTACAAACATGGGAGGATCTAGAGGAGGTAAATAAGTGACCACATTTGTACCCATTACACGTTATTCAAGATGTAAACGCTATGCAGGGGCAAAAATACAATGCCCTAACTGCAATACAATTACAAGAACAGGACACTTATCCTGGACAGTAAAAAGATGTCAAAACTGTAAATCAGATATAAATAAATTCGATTGGCTAATAGAAAAAGGTAAATATTCTAAGGAGCCATAAACATGGATAATGATATAAGAATTACTGTTACCCCATTATCTGAATTAGATTATGTTGCTGTAAAACAACTTAAAGTTATACACAATACTACGCTTTCACAAATAGTATCTGTTGCTTTACATGAATGGTTAAAAGATAATTACACAAAAGAAATACAATTTTATAAGGAGGTAACAAAGTAATAAACAAATAGTCGGGAAGCCTGAGAGTTAGTTTAGTAGTGTTTGCTAACTTGAAAGTTATACAAAACCTATTGCAATTCATAGGAAAGACAGGGCAAGTGTTGGACTTGATCGATCTCCTGACTAATTATTACAAGTTTGTAACATAATCTTTATAGGGGTATACCCTAGTTATATACTATATATATACACAACCGAGAGGTAATCCAAATGACAAACACAATCACAATCAGAAACAGACAATACGTAGTTCTAAAAGCAGAAAACTATACACACAAAGGAAACGATAGAACACAGTTTACAGTAAGAAAGCCAAGAGGTACAAAAACATTCTTAGTTGTTTTGTATGAAAATGGTTTATACAGTTCATTCGCTTAGGGGGTAAAACAATGAAAAAAACAACAATACTTAACAAATCACAAAGAGAAACCATTATAGATAAATGTCTTGAGTGGTTTGAAGATTGGAAACTAAACGAACCTACTGTATATACTGAATCAGTTACAGAAAGAAGGCAGATTATGGAAGCTTTAAACAATAGCGATTTAATAAAACACGTTTACGAATTTTATGCTCCTGATATATGGGATTATGTATAAATCTTTTTGACCCTTAACAGGGTCTTTTTTTTTGACTAATTTAATTTAGGAAACAACTGCTGTTCCAACATATCCACAGCTTTGTCATCAAGCGTATTTGTAGTCTGCTTACAAACTACACGTAATAAATCAATAATTAACCTTTTACATCCAGTTGTAGAAAGAAAGCGTAGCAGTATAGGTTTTAAAATTTTGTACATAGCTTTGTTTTGCTTTACAAACATATTGTAGACGTTAAATTTAATATGGTCATCTATAGGCTGTCTAATCCCCATTGCAAAGCTAGATAGCCTTTTATCACCTTCTGGGCTTTATTTCAGCTACAGCTAGTTCTACTTCTTTTAATCTGTGAAATACCTCTTTCATGTCATCATGCATATTATCTATTTTATCTGTTAATAATTCTATAGCTGTTGTATTCCTTACAAGGTCATCACGTGATTGTCTACCCCTGTAAGATACAGAACCTACAGATACAAAACAGGCTGTTAACATTGCCCCACCTACTGCTGCTACTACTTCTATCACTTTTCTTTACCCTTATCTACAGCTATTATAGATTAAAAACCCATGTCAGAGCAAAAATCTAAAAATCCTCTACAAAAACTAAAAGAAAAGTTTGATGATAAAGAAGAACAACTAGAAATACTAGGCACGTTTATTAGGTTAGGTGTAATGGTTTGGGCTGGTTTTATTATTAGCCTTAACTACATAACAATACCTGGTCTTACAGAAGATAGAGAAGTTAAAGATATAACATTCATAGCTTCAGTATTTACAGGCTGTTTAGCAACTTTTAATATCACACCAGGCGGTAAAAAAAAGAAAGATGAAAAGATAGATGAGGGTAAAACTGTTGCGAACTCTAATGAAAACGTGCAAACTATAAGAATAATACAAGAACCAATTAAAATTATTGGTGTAAAAGAAGTAGACCCTAAATCAAAAGCATGAAAAAACTACTGCCTTTTTTATTTTTATTTTCTACACCTGCATACTGTGATGTAAGTAGCAAGTTAACAACATCTGTATCTATACAGGTAAATGCAGCAGGTACGCAGGTAGAAAGATTAGGGGGTTCTTATAGTGCATCTGGTACTAATGTTGGCACTTCTAACTCAGGAGATAAATTAGGTGGTTTTAGCGTTAACTCAACAACAAATGCAGTAACTTTTGATGCAGGGCAATATTCACTAAATTCTAATGCTACAAACTGGTCTTTAACAGAATCATTAACATTGCCTGATACATTGCAATCTGGTGATTTAAGTGTTGGTGAAGTAAATAATTTTGGTAGTGTTACATCTACTGCTGCTGGTGTAGGTACTGGATTTGATGTGACTATGAAAGCAGATCACACAATCACAGATTTAGATCCAGGTGGAGCAGGTTCTATAACAACAGGACAGTTTGTAACCGAGGTAACTACAAAATAATGAATGAAAAAATTAATACTGCTACTGTTTATATATGTCATACCTGTTAAATCACAGCCTATTACGCCCGCCTTTACTACAGGTACGACTAGCAGCACCACAAACAGCACAACATCTATCACAGAAACAATTACATCAACAGATTTTTCTACAGGATATGAGTACACAGTTACAGGTGTTGGGGTATCTATGGGTGATTCTGCAAGTATTACACCAGATGCCACATCAATTAATGAAACTGTAAATGGACAGGTATATACATGGACAGGATTAAATCTGAACAACAAACCAAACTGGACAGTATCAGAAGGAAATGCATTTCAATTTACAGAAACATACAAAGCACCAGGCCTTCAAAATATAACGATAATCAACAGGTCAATAGAATCAGAAAGCGTTGTTACTACTACTTCTGTATTCTCACAATAGGAATAATACCTGTAGAGGCATATGCTAATGCTGTTTCACAATCAAATAATGGCTCGGTGACAAACATGGCAATACAATCAATAAATGGCAATATGACTACTCAGCAGTTTGGAAATAATATTGTATGTCAGGGTGCAACGTTATCATTCAGCCCATTTATTACATTTGGTGCTAACTATAGAAAACCATATAGAGACTACTATGAAACACCATTTTATGATCCTACAGATGCAAATGATGATGGTGTGCCTGATAATCCTGGTGATATTTTATTTATGCAACAAAACTATAGCGGTACAAATAAAGATAGCTACGCATTAAATAGTGGTTTTAGTCTTAACTTTACTATTCCCCTAGATCGCACATTACAATCTAGCTGTGAAAAGGCTGCTACAACACAGGTAAAATTACAGCAACAGATATTAGAAAATAAGCGTTTAGATTGGCAGATAGCAAGAATACGAGAATGTGGATCTTTACTTGCTAATGGTATACGTGTAACAAAAAACAGCCCTTTTTATAATGTATGTGCAGATGTTTATTTAGAACCTAAACCAAATCAAGTTATACCCCATACACATAAAATTAAGTAGCTTTTTTAAAATATAAACTTCTTGCCTGTTCATAATCAAACATACATTCAGCAGGGTTATATTCTTGTGTTTTTATTCCATCTGGTGTTATATAAATAACTCTACAGGTAAACAAAGTAACAGATGGATAGTTTTGATTTAATAAAGATACATAACCACCTATCTGTAACCTATGGTTTTTCTTTCTGTACTTAACTTGTGTTTTAAAATCAGCAAGACATAAAACACCTGTTTCTTTATGTTGTAATACTGCATCTAAACTACCTGCTATATCTCTTTTTCTATCTACCATACGTAATTCATTGGCAATACAATCCCACGTATCCCACATACGATAATTAATTAAATGTTCTACCCATTGTCTATATTCCTTTGCATACGCTAATGCTAGTGTCTTATCTTTAGTTTCACACCATATCTGTGCAGCTTCATGTATAGCTGTACCTCTTATTGCAGCCTGTTCCATATTCTTACTAACAAAATCACTTGTTTTTACTACATCACTAACAGATCTTGCTACATAGCATTTACGTTTTAGATCATAATACTTGTGTGGTACTGGATAAAATTTTACAAAAGGATCTTGTACAAGAATATCTTTAATTTTGCTTTTCATATTCCACAGGATCGAAAGTTATTTTACCTGTAAGACTATTTCTATATTTTGGCAGTTTATGTAAAGGTAATGAAGGCCTGGAACCACATTTTGTACGTAATAATCTTTTCCATTTCCCTGTTTTGTTTTCCCTGTCATAACCCATAGCAATAAACCAGCCATCAGGCGGTGTATCTAGATCTTCTACTGTAATAAGACCTTTTTTCACCATCATACGTAGTGTTCTTATGCCACTACCACCAA